TAGTCACGATGGTCGAAAGATCATTATTACAAACAAAACACTAGAGGAAAAAAACAATGAATGAAAAAGCAGAACGCATTAATGGTTGGGCAGCAATGCTCGGAGTCGTAGCAGCAATTGGATCCTACGCATCAACAGGTCAAATTATTCCTGGCGTATGGTGAGCGATATGTTAGTCATAGCAGCATCTCTAGTAGGAGGTTTCATCTTTGCTGCCCTTCTGTCTGAAGGCGACGTTGATGATGATAATGATGGACCAGGTGGGGGTATGATGATCCCCTCCATGGAACCATCTGCTTGACAATAACAACTGAATACACTATAATACGGGAGCAAACACTTGTTCCCTATTTTTATGCTCGCAACTATTTTGGCATTGACGGCTATGGATTATAGCTATCTTGCAAAAACCATTCAAGTTGAAGCAGCGAAAGGAACCTTTGATGAGTATTGCGTGGCTGTATCTGTCCTCAACCGTGTCAGGTCTCCACACTTTCCAAATACGGTTGCTAGCGTTGTTTCTGCCCCAGGTCAATATCAAGGATTTGATTATTGGAATCCAAAGGCAAATCAAACTATTGTAAATAAACTTAAGTCCTCCGAAGGTCGTGAGAACCTTCTGAAGGCATACAGTATCATTGGTGATCGGACTGACTTTAAAGGTCAGCGTATGCTCAAATACAGAGTTGCTTCCGAAGATCCAATGTGTCATAATAAAGGAAACTTCTACCATTACCACTGGCAGACATGATCATTAAGGCAATCAAGGAAACACTGGGACAAATGTTTTATTCTCCCGAAGCAACAGGTTCATGGGTAATTGAGGAAGAAAACATTGAATGTGCAATTGATGAAGAAACTGTGGACTGCAGTGAAGTTGATAGTACTCCTTACGTCGGTGTTCCTGCTCCTGCTTACCTAGAAGATGATGAATGGTTTGGTCCTGCTCCAGTAAGAACTGAAAAACAGTTGGAATACATGGAAATGGAAACTGAAATGAAGAAGCAGGAAGAAGAACAGCGTAAAGAATATAGTGGTGAACCTTGCAATATGCACCAGTTGATGTATGAAATGGCTACCAGCAACTGGAATACTGTTGCAGAAACACAAGGTGGTTCTGAAAACTTCCAAGGAGGTTCTGAAAATGTCCAGCGATGATTGGCGTTATAGTGATGAACGAATGGATGTAAGAACTCAAGGTCTAAACATTCTATTCAAAAGGTTTGGTTCAGTAATGAAATCAAACGGAGAACCTAAATATACAAACCAGTCAATATACGAGTGTATTCATGATTGGGTTTCTCAAGGCAATTCCACAACAAATGGTATTGTAAAATATTACGAGGCATATTATGCAGAAAGTAATTAATGTATTAGCAGTCTTATCATTTTTAGGAACTGCATCTATCATCGGCGGTGGATATTATCTTTACACCCAGAAAGATCCCATTATTGAAGACCTGACGAAAAAGATTGTTACTGCAGCAACAGAAACAATTACAGAAGCACTTCCTGGTATGATGGATGCTGCCATGCCAGAACTACCTAGCACTACTGGCGGTGCTATTCCAAATATTCCTAGACAATGATGAAAAAATTTATTATGAGTATGCTGGCAGCAGCATCACTGACTGCTCCAGTATTTGCGGATGACTCTAAGATCACCAAGGGTTACCATACGATGGATGCAATGGGGTGTATGCTACTTAGAGAGTGTACAAATGGAGTCGATAAAGTCGAAGATATCGCAACTATTGCTACTGAGTATCCCGATCGTAATTTTAGTAACGTTGCTGACGAGTTCAACACAATGCTCACTGCTCTTGAGCAAGTCGGAGTTAATGTGTTTCTAGCAGATGCCAAATATTTCCCCATCGGACATAGAGGCGTTTACCATACTGTTTCTAATAACTTCTTCCTTAACCGTGCTTTTATGCATCGGTCGAATGTACTCATGAGTGTGATGCGTCATGAAGGATGGCACGCTGCTCAAGACTGCATGGCAGGTACTATTAAGAATAGTATGATTGCTATCATTATGCCAGAGAAAGATGTTCCTATGATCTGGCAGGAAATTGCTACTGAAACTTATAGGGATATGCCTAGTGCTATTCCTTGGGAGAAGGAAGCAACCTGGGCAGGTAAAACTGAGGGGATGACTATGAAAGCACTTCAGTCTTGTGCTGCAGGAACTATGTGGTCTGACTATGAACCAACACCATTGACTGGAGAATGGTTGAGAGAAAATGGGTACATCAAATAAACCCCAAAACCCAACTGTGCCACTAGTCCTTAGTTTAGTGGCATGTTTTCTTTTTGGTATAAGTATTATTGTGGCAGGATATTTTCATGGACACATGCACCTTCTCACTACATTAAAAAATGCCGCCAATCCTTAATTTTCTTTTAGCAGTAACTCTATGGGTTCAAGTCCCTCAATGGTCAGATGATTGGAGTAATTGTGCTGTTGATGTTCCTGATACATCTTGCCACTGGTATATTGTTAACGCCGACAATACCTTTGGAGAAGGATTCGACTGGGAAACAGCACCGTGGTATTCAGTAGAAGGACTACAGGATATTGCCAACTTGCATGATGAGGTGGTGGAATCTGGACATCAGTATACTATGGAGTCTCTTCAATCTAAATAGAGTTGCCTTGACTCTCTATTATGGCTGATACTAAACCAGTAGAGAAGCAAGACCACGATGATGATAAAAGTGAAGTTCTTGGTAATCTAGTGAAAGTCGTAGTACTTATATGGTCTGCTTCTCTCCTGACATTCTCTTACGTTAGACTTCCAAACGGTCAAAAGATTTTAGATTTTGATCCTACCTTCATCGCATCGGTTTTTTCTGGCTCCTTAGCTGCATTCGGACTGTCTCCTGCCAAAGCAGGTGGTGGTTCTTCAAAAACAGCACAAGCAAAGAAGGAAGAACCACCTGTTGTTTCTGCTGTTGAGCCTAAGAAATGAAGACTCCTATTAAATGGTTTGCTGTCGGTATTGGTGGTGTTGTAGCAATTGCTCACATCGGTGTTCTGGGACATTTGGTTCGTCAAGAATCGAAAAGTAAAATTGCTACTGTCCCGACTATCAATATTCCACATGGTCCTTACACATCTTTTACAATTAGGTCTGGTAAGGAAGGATATTCAATTGAATATAAAGCAAATGACCCTGCTGTTCTAGAATCGGAAAGGTCTCTTGACCTCGATAAAGAAAAGCGGGGTATGTTTGGTGGGGGAACTGAGAAACGCACTGAGTATCGTCGCGATCAATACACCATGGATGGCACCCGTAATATGGGTGCAGGAGGTGCTCAAGATGGCAGCGAGGGAAAGATGAATGCTCAAAGCGCCGAGTGTATAGCGGCGGACGCTGGAGCACGATCACAAGGTGCAATGGCAGGTAGTGCTATCGCTACTGGTGTTGCTGTTCCTGTTGTTATGAACATTCCATATATTGGATGGTTAGCAGCGGGTTGGGCATCCTTACTTGGTAATCAAGTAGGAGAGTCTATTGGATCAGAGGTTGGTTCTGTATTCAATGACTGCTGATATATGAACTTAATTCTTCGTCCGTTAGAAAATCCTAATAATCCTACATGGAGTATCATCATTAGTTTGGTGATACTCCTTTTTGGTGTGTCGTATTACATATATACAATTATGAAACTTGCTTTTGGAGAGTTGGAGGATGGCAGAACAAATCAACCAGAAGGACGCGGATCAGGATCAACTGATAGCACTTCTGACGCACAGAATTGAAGACGCTGAGAAGACGCAAGAAGAACTTCGTGACCGCGTTCGTAAACTTGAAAGATGGGTATGGGGTGCAGGTGCTATTATCACTGCTCTTATAACTATTGTTGGACTGGTAGAAGCAGTAGATTCAAAGGAGATCAATCATGGGAGCAATGACACCGCCAAGCAGGAAGTCGTGTTACAACTTCCGAGTAATTGAAATCAATAGGGTCGTAGACGGCGATACAATAGACGTTACTATCGATCTAGGGTTTGACCTCTATAAGAAAGAAAGAGTCCGTGTGGCGGGTGTAGACACCCCTGAGAAGCGCACTAGGGACCTTGAGGAGAAAGCACTAGGTATTGATGCAACAAACTGGCTCAAGGAAAAACTAGAAGGTGCCATTCATGGAGACGACGATCTCGTCATTAGAACTGAACTGGTTGGTGGTATGGGTAAGTATGGTC